CAGCAGCTCCATAAATTTTGCGATCCTTGGTCCCATATCCTTGAACCCCTGGCCGACAGGGACATAATTTCCTCCGTAGAAAAAATCCACTGACTCAGCGTCGCGCTTGAAGTCATCGATCCCCCAGCGGTCAAATTGCAGAGACACCACGGCCGCGCCATTAAGTTTCTCGCGCAAATACCCAGCAATCCACGAATAATCCAGAACCTTACCAGGCACCGCAATCATCTGGCCGGCGCGTACCCATTCCACATAAGGCGCGCGATCACGCTTGGCTCGATCCTCGAGCGTTGATTGGGGAGAGAATACAAACGGGAATAGATGAACAAATCCATCATCGTCCTGAACGGCCGCGACCGCAGCGGTCAAGTCATCGCGCCTGGACAAGTCGAGTCCCAAGTGGACATCGTGCTTGAGCAGCAGACTCGGATCCGGCGCGCCATTATTCTCTTTCCACAGTGTTGCGCTGATCGCTGCGCCATTTAATGCGACGCGCTGGTTGAGCAATAGATTTCGGAATCCTGATTCCTGGGCCGGCAACCTCGAGGCAGTCTCAGCTTGCTGGCGCATGTCATCAATGGATCGAAATATACCCAGGCCAGGATTGGCGAACTTCCAGCTCGTCTCATCTAGGAGCTCGGCATCCTTGGCCACCTCGTAAACGTGGCAAACGGTTCGAGGGTCTGCTCCAGTGGTCGCATCATCTATCCAGGTCGACAGCAGGTCCGAGTCCTCTGGCGCCTGAGTCGAAATCGTGAGCATCAGCGGCGTCGAATAACTTCCCTGCGAGGAGATCAGCATGTCGACAAAATCTGAGTGCGATCCCTTGATCTGGCCGGCCTCGTCCAAGAGCACAACAGCCAGCGACTTGCCGTGGCCGGTCTTGGCGTCTGATGCCAGCGCAGAATACTCGACATTTTTTCTCAAGCCCACGATCCGTTTGCTCGATGGAATCACGCGATAGAGTCCCTCAAGTTTTGGACTGAGCATCAGCATTTTGCTCATCAGGTTAAAAACGAGCGCGGCCTGGTCCCGAGACATCGCAGCACTGGCCAGCGTCGAATTTGGCAGCGCCTCAGGCCCCAGAATAAAACCGAGCAGTATCACGGCGACGAGAAACGTCTTGCCATTTCGTCTGGCAATCGACATGATTGCGCGCCTAGTCACGGCCGGGTTATCAAACACCGCAAGCAAAAAAGCGATCTGGAATGGCTCCAATCGCAGAGGCTCGCCGACCTTCAGGCCTTCAGGCACGACCAGGAACTCATGCGCGAATCTGACCAGGCGCTCTCCCCTGGTCAATTTCTCGATCGGTAGATTATCGATGTCGCGCAGGACTGGAACGATCCCGGCCCTGATCGCCTTGAGAATTACCGGATCCAGCTTTTTTTCTTTGGCCATTATGCAAGCAGATCCGTTGACGACACGCGATCGATCACTTTGCGCGCCTGTTGTTCGCTTTCGTTCCGAGACGCTTGCTTGGCACCGGCGACTCCCCTCTGGCTGGCCGACAGTCCCAGCGTCGCAGTAAATGACCTGACCGCAGAACTGAGCTGATTAAGCGCCCCCGTTTCTGGATTAGTGATCGGCGTCCCTCTGTCGTTGACGATACTTCGGCCCTGAGTTTTGACCGAGTGCATGGCGTCCAGATATTGCACCTGGCACATCGCAAGGTCAGTGGCCAAAGTCAGATCATGCGGCGACCAGGTGGATAGTTCGCGCGACTTCACGATGCGGATAAAGTAATCCAGCTCGCGTTCGTCCAGGATCTCGGTCGGTTCCGGCATGGACTCAATGGCCTTAAATGTGTCCACCATATTAGCGACCGTTGATTTCTTACTTCTCTCTTGCTTTGACATATTTTTCCCTTAAAAAACTCGCGCACGCGCGAGGCCTGTCGATTAAAAAAGCGTTAAAAACCAGCTCAGACCGTTCACTCAATCGAACTTGGGCGACGTTTAGCCCTGCATTGGCAAAATATTCCTTATATCCCCCCCTGTCCTTGCATCGATGGTCACCCCGGTCACCTCCAGCCCTCAGGAAACCCATTGATGTCGATCGATGGCCTCGGCGCTGTGGTTTGACGAGATCCTGTTGATGTGTCCATCGCTCTAGTCTTTCTCGAGTGGCATGCCACACACAACGTGACCAGATTGGACGGGTTGAGCTCGAGGTCTGGTCGGGCGCGTCTGGTGATCAGGTGATCAACATGAGCCTGGCCCTTTGCTCGGACTGACATGCCGCATGTCTGGCACAAGTATCCATCCCTGGCCATCACTGATGCTCTCACCTTGAACCAGCTCGAGCTCTGATAAAAGGATTTGATCACTCGCATCGAGGGCCTCTTGATTTGCCAAAGCCTATCTGTGTGGGCTGTGCCTCAGATCTATCTGCTGCGATCCTCATCATCCGGTCATATTTAAACGGCCGACCCGTCTCGACCAATTGCTTGGGCTTAGTCCTGCCCTGTGTCTGGTGGATGGGGTAGAGCTGACAGAGTAGGGATAGGATCCGCTCTGGATCTGCATCAACCTCCAAACCCAGGATGTCAATGGCCACCTCAACCATCGTGGCCCTGGGGGTTGTTCTGTGTATCTCGCCAGGTCGCAGTCTCATCAGCACTGTCTTGGCGTCACTATAAAGTTGATCAATTGAACTCTTCATTATCTCTCTCTATATAACCGGATATATAAACTCTACACTTTCCACCCTTCACAATCGGCCCACGCTCGATGACCAGCCTGTCGATGAGTGAGTCATCCTCGATCAGTCCTGCAAAGGTCAACGCATCCAGGAGGCTCTTGGCACCATAGTTGTCGATGTCGCGCTTTCGCTTATCTGGTGGGTACAGCATGACGCCAACCTGTAAGCGACCATCTGGTGCCTTCTCACCATGCAGCCTGGCACTGACCTCGACTGCCTGTCTGAATGCCACACCTTTTGGCGAGATGTAGTGACGGCCGCGAGCGACCCTCCAGTGCGTGTTTGTCGAGTTCGGGAAAGGCAGATCGATGATCAGCACTTGGCCACCTCTGCTAAAACTTCCTTTCGATCCCTGTTGAAATACCTTTCCAAATAGAAAAGATTCCCTTCCTGGATCTGCCGACTCGGTCTGGCCGAAACAACAAACCTCGCGCAGCATCGCAAACAAGATCTGAAGTTGTAAATCGGTCCAGCGCAGTTGTGATCGTTCACTATATTTTTCTTAGATTTCATTTTTTCTCTTTAATTCTCTTTAGTCCTCTTGTCCTCTTGTCCTCTGTCCTCTCCCTTATAGGGAGAGAGGACAGGACAGGACAAAACAGAAGGAACAAGCCGAGTCCTGTTTAGTACTGAAAGGACGCCACAGGACGATAGAGGACATTGTTTAAAATCAATCACTTAGGAGATAACATTCCACAATCATTTAAGAGTTTTCCGCTTTCTAATAGGTTATTGATCGCCGTATAGACTCCAGACTTGGCTCGGCCCCTTTCTGACAGTATTTTGTTCAATGCCGGTCGCGACATGGGCTCATTTTTGTTAAAAAGGACGTCAAGGACCTCGATTTCAACGGCACTCATCCGCTTAGTTTTCTCGGTTTTTTCTGGCACAGTTAAGGCTTGGACCACCACACAGCTGGTGCGAGTGACTCCCCATTGGTTGACACCAATATCGATCGACTCAAGGGTAAACCCGTACCGATCGCCTTTTCCCTCGATGTCTCTTTGTTTGGTGATTTCGACCGTTCTGATGCCGGTCATCTTGTCCTCGATGACCTCAATTTCGGTATCAATGGCCGCACGAATTCCAGACCAGCCTCGCATGCCAGCGGCTGCATTTTTGCCGTTGTGGTGGATCCATAGGAAATGCGTCTGGCACTCGTTTTTGATCTGGTCGGCGTGTTTAAGGATCACACCCATATCCTCGCCGGAGTTCTCGTTTGCTCCAGCTGAGATCCTGGCCATCGTGTCGCCGATCACCATCGTGACTTTCTCGCCCAGGTCGATCTCGATCTTTTTGACCAGATCAATCACCCTGGTTGTGTCAGCTGTCCCATCAAACAAATTGATCGGGCTTTTGACGACGACCATTTTCATGTGATCGATGCCGAATCTCTTTTTGTACGCTTTGACGCGACGAATCACAGATCCGGCCGCTTCTGTGGCCAGATAGATCACAGCGCCTGGGACAGTGCGCCGATCGAGAAACCGAGCGCCGGTGGCCATGCAAGCTGCCAAATGAACCGCGAGAAACGTCTTACCTGAGTTTGAGTCGCCGTAGATTACGGACATCCCGTCACGCATTAAGACTCGCTCGACAATCTCGTCGTCAAACTTCTCGTCCTCGGTCCCAATGCTGTCAGCAAAAACATAATCAAGCTCTGTGATCTGCTCACGCTTGCCCTTTGCATCGCCCAGGAGCTGCGAATTGCTAGGTGGAGCGCTTTGCCCCGGGACAGTATTTTTTGAGGCATGATCAATCCCCAGATCTTTGGCAGCAGCCTTGGTGGCCGCACGATAATCGCCGTTGAATTCAAACTGGGTGTAAAGATCAAACGGTCCAACAGGATGGCCAGAATCCTCGCTGCACAATGGATCTGATGCGTGATGGATCCAGCATTTGTTTGCGTCCTCAAATACATGGACACCAGGCATCTTTGTCTGGCTGTGTGGCGACAGATAACGATTGCCACACCTTGCGTATCCATACAGCTCAAGCGTTGAATAAATATCATGCGCCTGATCAAAAACAGCCGAGACAGAATCGCCATCTTGTCTGGGTATAGATGGGATGGGTTTTGTTTGCTTGATCGCCCAGGGACTGAATTCGGCCAGCTGACTTTTAATAATATCGAAGTTCTGCCAAAGTTTAAGCAACCACTCCGGCGGCTCGACCAGCCCATCTTTAGGAGGATTCAGCCACTGATAAGCATTGCCCGTGTCTGGGTGAATGCTTGGAGGCAGCACATCCTGTCTCTGCTCATCAGGCGTGGCCGCCCGAAGTTCAAACACAGTGCGATTTGTGCCGTCTTGAGTGCGCCAATTTAATTTGATATACGGCAGATCCATCCCAGGCGGGACCTTGAACATGACTCTCTTGGCGCGCCCCTCGATGGTGTGATACTGATCTAGGCTCGAAAATTCAAACCCAAATTCAGCATCAAGCATCTCAATGGCTTCCGGCCAGTCAAGGTCCGCCGAGCAGACCCTGCTCAATCCAAGATTGACGCCGATATTGTGATAAGGATTCTTTGTAAAAAAATCATTCGCCTCTTGTGCGTCCGTGAAGTTTGTCCAGTGTTTACCTGAAGGCACCTTCGTGCGCGGCGACAATGGAATGACAGTCAATCCAAGGCCGATGTATCTGACCGCATATTGAGCCGTGTTGTGCATCATATGTTTCCGCCCGATTCACCATGTTTGAATCGGGACTCTTCGAGGTCTGGTCTCAGCATTTCGATCCTTTGGAACGCGAGATTGCTTTGTTCCAATCGATAGGATTCCAGACATCGCCATCACACGCCCAGAGGTGAGCCTCGTCCTTCGAAACGTCTTTATTCATCCGTCGGTCGTAAAGGTCAAAGCTGCAAGCGAGTAACGTGTTTAGAACTTGAACGTCGTGCTTTTCAAATAGGACGCCAGTTGGGTATCGGCGAATGAGTTGGCAGACAATGGCCTTTCTGTCTTTCTTGGTGATCGCCTTGATGGGCGCGTTATTGTTCAGCATTCGATCACCGCTTTGCATATAATGAATCCCGTCATTTCTTTATTTCCTTATGATTTGAGTAATGACCACGATCCAGGCAGTTACAGCTGCGCTGGGTCATTTTTTTGTTCTGATGCTCTGATACGAACGAACGGAAGTGGCCAGATGTCTGGTCTAAGTCTGTGGCGCTGAACGCCGACGGCTTGCTCGATGAGAATTGCTTGCTTGAGTGGGACTTGGCCTCTGGTTTCCCACATAGAGAGTGCGCTTGATGCGACCCCGATCATTCCTGCTAATGCTGTTTTAGACCCAGCAATTTGCCAGGCCTCTCTAAACGCCTCTTGTCCTATCACGCTTCGCTCCTTATTTATGACGTAGCGTGAGCATAATACACACAATGCCAATAATTGACAATTATCAAATGAAAATGCATTGGGCTGGATATTCACATTTAGTGAGGGTAGAATAAAGACTTGTAAATAAGCTATTTAGCTAATAGAGATATGAAATGATTACCATTGGCGAGCGGATCAAGATGATCCGCAAACAGCGCGGCATCAGCCAGATAGAGCTGGCGCGTAGGCTCGGCTGGCAAAACTCGCGTATGACAAATTATGAAAAGGGCCATCGAGCGCCAAGCCTTGAAGTGTTGAAGCTAATCGCCAAGGAATTCGACTGCACGATCGAAACGCTTGTCGGTCAAGACTCTGTTAATAATC